CTAATAAACAAACAGTACAAGCTGAGAGAGTAATTCAAACACCAAACACACAGGTACTAAATCAACCTTGGAATAGTGATTTACAATCCGCTGAACATCTAGCTATTAATGCTGAACGTAATAGATTAGGTAACGGGGTTCCTCAGACTTTAACAGCTCTGCCTGGAAATATTCAAACACAACAAACCACTAGTTTAGCTAAGACTCATCCTAGGATTATACCAGCGCAAGTATCTAAGGCTCAAGTGGCTGCAGATGCAATCTTTACTAAAGGTAGGGTAATGGGATTCAAGCATGGTGGTATTCTAATAACTAAGATCAATGACTAAATTACTAACTGGAAAAAGAAGTGGTATCGTTAGAATATTTCCTGAAACAGATAAGTCAACGATGTTACCCAATACTACTCCTAGAGTAAATAGAGGCAGAGCAGAAGTTGGAAAGAAAGTTAATACAATGACTGAGAGAAATAAGATAGCCTCCCCAACATCCAACCCGGGAAGCGATACTTCTCCTAGGAATAAGAATCCAAGATGGCCTGCTAAGAGAAAGTTCCAGGAAGGTGGAACAATGACATTAGAAAAATTCAAATCCATACAAAAGAAGATGCATCCGGATACCAGTATTGGTGTAGGAGATGTATTAAATGCTCCACAGAAAGCAGCAATGTATGGAATAACAACTCTAACTAGAGGTATTGGTAATGGAATATATGATACTCCTGGTAATATAAATGAATAAAGATTGGAGTAGGTTTAATAATAAAGCTACACGAACAATGGCTAATGTTATATTAGATCCTCTTACTGCATTGCCGGCCGCAACGTTCAATAAAACAATAAATGGAATGCGTGCTTCTATATTACCTTTTATTAAAAACATAAGCCAGCAATCCGGGAAACTTTACAACAGACTCAGCACCACTGTCGATGCTGTTAATTTTGGAGAGAATGCTGTTGACTTATTCAAGTAACTATATCAACAATTCATACAGTTCCTGGAAGACAACCAAAAACTGGTATATTAGGATTCAAATGTGGTAATATTCTTAAGCCGATGAAGGCTGTAAAATAATTAAACTATATGATGTACATTAAATGACAAATGTAATAGATAATGGAAGAGAAAGTATTTTTCACACCAGGAGATGTGGTAACATTGAAACAGAATCTACCTAACAAACCAATAATGATGGTTAAATCGGTAGACAAGACTTCGTTTAGAGACGATAGAAGTACTGACAGTAAACCAGTACTATTTGGAATCACTTGTATATGGTTCACTGATAGCGGTGAGATTCAAGAGAAACGATTCAATACCAAGGACTTAGTTCATTATGAGTCGAAATAATTTCGAAGATAATCAAGAGAGTTTAGTGGAGGGGATTCTACAGGTTTTAGGTAGGTCCCCTTTGCCACCTCCTACTAAATCCAATGAGCCATGTAGACACGAATCAGATGGATTCGTCTACGATAAAACAGCTACGTATGTGTTGTTAACATGTGCTAAATGCGGTGAACAATACGAACAACCAATAATCTAATATGGCAATACGATTTAAGTTTAGAAAGGAACACATAATAACTGATGAGATATTCTTTATGTTTAAACCATTCCGGGATCTATGGAACTGGGATACATCCGACGATAAAGAAAAGGCTAATAAGTTATTCTACTTTATATTTCTCTTATGTGATTTAACAGAAGAGAATCAATTACGCGATGTACCTGCAGGTAAGAAAGAAGAAGAAGCTAAATTCCATGCCTTTGGAAACAAATCAAAGGTATTCACTAAAGCAGAACTAAAAGTTCTTGAGCCGGCCATTGCTTGTTTTATTAAATATAACACAATACCAGAAGAAAGAATATTAGAGGCTTTTGATATTAAAGCTGATGAATTAAGAAATGTTCTTGAGGATACTAAACCAGAGACTGTTGAGAATTTCAAGAATGGCATAACAACATTTGTTTCTAACTCTGCGATAATAACTAAAGGTCTAAAGAAATTAGATGCTGTAAAGAAATCAAAGATTAATGTAATAGCCGCAGTACGTAGAGAAGCTATGACACAGAGAGTTAGGGGTGGTACAACATTATCACCGTTAAGTAGAGGCAACATAACATTACCATCATTAGCGGATAGGGAGGATGAGTTATGAAGTTTATGTTAGATAAATCCAGAACAGTCGTAGATAAAAACTCACTAGAACATGAGGTATTCAAGAAGATTCTAGACAAAGACTTTGACATAGGAAATAAGATATTATTGTATGTGTTCTTGGTATGTGATATATCGTATGATAATCCTATTAGAGATGTTCCATACATAGACAAACAAAGAGAAGCAGCAATGGTTGTATTCGATAGTGAAGATTATTCAATATACAACAATCTTGGTTCGGAGTGGAATGACCTTACAATTGAAGCTATCAAATGCTATGATAAAGAAGTTGTGCAAGACGAAGATAAAGATATCTATGCTTATGATAAGAAAATGGACCAGTTTAGAGAAATGCTAATGGAAACCACTCCACGTATTGAGAAAAACTTCGGGCTAGATAGTATATCATATAGTACTAATATAGAGATAATTAACAACGTTTTAGAGGATATCGTTACACTAATACAAACAAAAGCCTCTATGGTAGCAATGATAGTTCAAGGTACAGTACCAAAACATTTACGCGGAGGGCTATCCCCACTAACCAAAGGAGATATTAATACTAAACCAAATAAACATGATTCTAAAGACACCAGCATCACAGTCAAACAAAGTACCAAACTGTCCGACATGCGATCAAAGTAAGAATGGATGGAGTACTCGTAGAAGGGGAATCCTAGTTAAATCAAACAAACTAGAAAACACCCCAACTAAAAAGAAGTAAATAATAACAATATGAAAGAAAATGTAGATGGAGTAACAAAAATATGGTCTCCTGATCGTGAACTATGTGCACAGGCAGATGCGTTAAGGCAGGAGAAGGAGTGGCTACGCAAGAAGTCGGGATACTCCGGTAAGAAACCATCAGAATTAGGTATAGATGCTTATACATACGGTAGTATACTACCAGAGAAGTTCTATGAGGGTAGGAAACCGCCTCCGGTACCGTTAGACTCTCTGGAGAACATAGAGTGGTACGAGGAGCAGTTGAAAAGATGTGTGTATGGATTTGAATATAGAGGGTTCAGAATAACTGGGGATCATTATTGGATGTTAAACTTTACTCCGTTTCTAGTTGCAAAGAAGAATAAGAGAGGTAAAATAACCAATGAATTTGATGTACAGTTTCCATACTTCTCTTACATGCATGATTATATATTTAAATTAATAGAAGAGGCTCACTACAACAATCAAGCATTTGCGTGGATGTCGGGCAGAGGAAGTGGTAAGTCGTACTCAGTACTATCGATTGCTGCTAAGACATATCAATTGAAGCCCAAAAGTCACTCTATAGTATCGGCATCCAATGCAACTCATGCTGAGGAGTCCTTCAATAAATTACGATTAATGTTGGATTCTATTGCAGAAGTCCACCCAACACTAGCATTATCAAGACTACAGGATACTAAAAGTTTAATAGAATCTGGTCAGGAAGTGGTTAGAGATGGGGTAAAATACAAAGAAGGTCCAAGATCCAGGATACAAAGAATAGTTTATGGTGACAATCCTGGTGTTACTCGTGGGTCAAATTAGGTCTCGGCTCACGTTAAATCCGTTTAATTGCTGGAATCCCCTTAGAGATAATTATACTACAACGCAAGTATGAAATAAAACTAATCGTGATAGTTTGAAAAATAATTATATTGGGCAATCAGCAGCGAAGACTCGAATAGAGTAGCGTTCAACGACTAGTCGAAAGACGTAGGGATTACCGGTCCCGAAACAGCGGACATAGAAGATATAGTCTATTCTGTTATGAAAGTAACAGTAAGTATAGCCGGCTAAGAACTGTACTTCCAAATATACCCTTTATATGTAGGGAGTTTACATTTGCAGCACTTGTATATTGCAGACCTGTCTCCATCAATTATTCCTAATTGGTTTAAAGCTATAACAGCAGTATCATAAGCACCAATATAAGCTCCAGTAAATTTATCGTAAGCAGAAACACCACGCGAAGTGCTTTTAGTGGTCTTCTTTACAAACGAATCTATCGATGTAGTTAATTCAGACCTCCACTGGAATCCAGCTGATTGTCTGCCTGGGTAATCCACACAAGTTATCAATGAGTTAACAGATTCTAAGTTAAGTGTTTTAGTAGCCTGATTAGTAGAAATATATGATGCTATGTAAGTGCCATCTAATCCGTACTGGTGAATAGGAACATGAAGTTTACAAGTTCTAGCTGGTCCAATGTTTGAGGTATCTGAACCAAATCTCCATTGCATACCAGCTGCCGATATCTTAGTTCCATCACATACTCGCTGGATAACCATACGATCTCGATCGACACAGTTAGCAGCTTCTGCTATATTCGAATATGTTTTTATATAATTACCTTCTAGGTCGTAACTAGAGCATATCAATTGAGTACCACCACCAATACCATGATACACAGTAGTAGTCATAACATTAAGTATCGAGAATCCCCACTGCCTGTACTGTTCGATCCAGAAAGTTTCCAGCTCTTGGGCTTCTTTTGCAGTATCAGCCACATCTATTTCTGTTAGTATCATAGATAATTGTTGCATTTTAAGATTAATAAGTAATTTATATAAAGGTTTTAGGTACAGGTCATTTCTTAGATGACTCATTGCATCGTTAACATCATTATTATAACGATCTTCAAGTGAGTTTTTAGTCACCCCTATATAGACTTGGGTATTGTCTAATGGGTTCATTCTTTCATAAATTTTGTATTTCTTCATATCTATTTTGTTAGATTAATACTATTAATAGTATAGTAAATATATTTGACATATATGCAGATAGTTGAAGAATTCGCGAGGCCAGATTTGCAGATTATGGAAGAGATAGGAGACTGGAGTAGTGGTGTAGGGGATTTAAAATCTTGCGTCGGAGCGTCGATTGGATCATGGCGCGTTGGATCTATACAAAAGTGTCGTGTATTTATGATAGGTACAGGAGGGTCTGTGAAATCCGATCAAGCAAAGGATATATTTACAAAACCCAAATCATATCATATCTTACCTTTAACTGACTTTGGAAAAGAACATGGTTTATTCTTGCCGGCTCACTACTTACTGGGAGGTCAGGGATGGGAAGAAACTGGTGTTAATAATGTAGAATCATCCAAAGCATTTCTAGATGAAGAGCGAGAACGTACTAGAGATGATATGGAAATCCACTCGAAGGTAACCCAAGAATATCCTTATACCATCGAAGAAGTATTTCGTAAGATGGGTACTAACAACTTCAATCAGAGAAAGATAGCCGAACAGTGGGGTAGAATAAACTTTGAACCAGACGTTAAGAAACCAGAACGAGGATATCTCGAATGGATAAAGACACCTAATGGAACTATAAAGGGTGTTAAATGGTCACTTAATCCAGAAGGAGATATTGAAATAATAGAACATCCATACCGAGGTCCAAACGGAGATACGACCTACAAAGGTTTGTACGTTAGTGGGGTGGATAAACATACTAGTCCACCCATTTAAATAAATTCCGTGAATTGCTGGGAAGCCCGCTGGGGTTATCAGCAGCCAAGCCTTGTCGAGAGACATTGAAGGTTCAGAGACTAGAAGACGAGAGACTTGATGAATTCAAGAGTCAGTATTTCTTCCACGAGCGCGGAACACAGTAAGTATTTACACAATTTTTTACTATAATACAATCAACACCAAAGGAGTTGAAATTATGGATCAAAGAGTGTGTATGAAATGCGGTAATAATAAACCGCTTAAAGATTTCCCTATTACAAAGAAACCAAATGGGAATGAATATTATCGGCATACCTGTAAACAATGCAGATCTGATCAGCGAGTTGCTAATAGAAAGAATATCGATGTAAGGGATCACGAGAGAAAGTTGGCCCAAACCAGATACAATAACAACAAGCAATTGGTTCTAGAGAAGAATAAGCAGTGGAGAGATAGTGAAGATGGTACCAAGAATAGGATGATACATCGATCATTACAAAGAGCCAAAGAGAAAGGGTATGAACACAATATATCAGTAGATGATATCTTAATACCTAATGAGTGCCCGGTATTTCATATACCGTTTTGCTCAGGTACTAAATCTGGTGGATACTGGAATACTCCATCCATAGATAGGAAAGATTCGACTAAGGGTTACACAAAAGATAATATTCAGATAATTAGTATGCGTGCAAATACTATGAAAAGTGATGCAAGTGTAGATGAATTGGTTAAATTTGCAAAGTGGGTTCTTGATACTTATTGTGATGATATAGTCCAACCTGCATGAATAAATGAATATGCAGAACTATCGGATAAAGAGCCGGTAGGATAATAATGTGAGTATAGATCAAGGAATCCTAGATTCAACTTCAACTAAGAATAGATCATCATTGGCTATGTTAGTGAAGAAAAGAATTGTGGATGGACAGTACTTTAAACAGACATCTAACTTGTATGTAGCTAAGTATATCAGTAGAAGTCTTGATGTACGCTGGGATTACGAGAATGCTCTTAAATTAGCTATGTACTACGATGCAGAAGTGAATATAGAATACACTAAAATTGGTATAGTTGGTTACTTCAGGGATTGTAAACAATATCATAGGTTGATGAAGAGACCAATGATTGCTACTACATCTGCCGGCGACGGTTCTGAAACATTATTTGGGATCAAGAAAACAAACCTGATAGGTACAACCGCTACTCCTGCTGTGATAGATCACCAGGACGGAAAGGTAAAAGAATATATTGAGGACTATTACCAGAATATCTTATTCATGGATTTACTTGAACAACTACGAGATTACCAGAGAGAAGATAGAACCAAGTTTGACTTGGTGATTGCTATGGGTCTTTGTGAATTAGCTGACGAAGATATGCTCGGAGAGCCGTCTAAAGAGGCTGGTAATGAGACTAATGGGTTCAAACCATTTGGTTGGTATGAAGACGAGTACGGACATCAGAAATTTGGTGAACTTCCAGCAGGAATAGGATCAATATTTACTGAAACTTCTAATATAGGTGCTAGTCCAGTACGATGGGTTGATGCATCTGGTAAACCCAGATTCGACGACGATTATAATATATTAAATAAAGACGAGTAATACTAAGAAAATTTCCTATAATAGTGTTGTTAGATAAATTGTACAGATACCATTTTTTTATACCATTATGAATATAGCAACGAATAAAGAAAGAGGTAATACAGGACTAGCTATGGCAGTAATGGATATGTGGTATCTGTACCATTAAATGAATCGTGTAATAAATATATAGTTACAATATAAGGAGTGGTTGAGCAACTGGCTGGCTCGCTTGACTGTAGATCAAGTTCTTAGGACATGGCGGTTCGAATCCGTCCCGCTCCACAAACTTTAAAATGAACTACTATGACTATGTTTGGATCAAGCTGGATAGCTGATATTGATGACACACCGATAGGAAGACCAATCCTTGATGATTACTCATCTACAATAGATGATATTATGTATGCTACTACAGAGGGAGAAGAAGATTTTACTAAATAATAGATATGGAAATACATGGATACTCAGATATTAGATTGAGTGTAGAAGATTTGATGAGCGAAGAATTTTATACCAAACTACTGGAGATAGATGAGGAGAGTAAGAATCATCCACTGGATAAACATTTTGTTAATCAACTGGAGCAGCAAGGTATAGCATTTGTGTTAAATCATAGTGCAGATATATACTGGTTATTTGGTAATGAAACAGCCGGATATGCTTGGCATCGATATCTACCTGGAACCTATTTAGTGTCTAGGACGTAGAAAATATTATGTCGCAAATTTATACTATATTTGTGACAAAACATATTATGAAAACAAATTGTAATATATGCGGAAAAGAGGTTGATAGAAGACCTGGATATATGAAAGGTAACCATTCTATCTATTGTAGTAGGGAATGTGCGAAAGTAGGAAGATCTACTGGAAAGATGTGTAGTTGTGGAAATTGTGGTAAAGAAGTTTATAGATCGCAAGCAGAGCTATCCAAAAGCAAATCAGGTAATATATTTTGCAGCAAATCATGCTCCACTACTGTAAATAATCACCTAACAAAGTCTGGTGATAACAATGCTAATTGGGTTAATGGGATATCTTCATATGTAAAAGAAGCTTTCTTAGTGTATAATCCAAGTTGTACAATATGTGGGTTTACTGAACGATCTGCATTACAAGTTCATCGTATAGACTATGATAGAACTAACAATGATATAGATAATTTAATAATCCTTTGTGCAAATCATCATTGTATGGTCCACTATGGATCTCTAGTAATCAGTGAAGATATCAAATCTTCAAGAGAGATGTTGGGTTCAAAACCCATTACCTAGACTATCCGAGTATAGCGTCGCAATATCGACGGTGTTTAACACTTTATCTATAACCGGATTAAATCGCTAGGATAGCTCAGTCGGTAGAGCAGCTCATTTGTAATGAGCGGGTCGGGGGTTCGAGTCCCTCTCTTAGCTCCAAATAAAATTCTTTGTTGGTATAGTTTACAATATTATTAACTATAATACCTACATATTACTACGGTCCTATAGCTTAACTGAACATAGCAGCAGGTTTGAGTACTGCTAGGATTACATAAGACAATAATCATGGAAAATGTAAAAGGTAAAG